TACGAGCCATTACTTCTTCCTAGCTGTTTGTGCTGCACGTTTGAAGTTAGCTTTGCTTGGCGCACCCTTGCTTCCGGGTTTACGCATGGTCTCTCCGCTACCTGCTTTTATTCTGCGTTTCTTAGCAGCTATATTGGCATATAGTCCACGTCTAGCCATAATTATGCCTTTACTAATTTATAGCCTTTTGCTTTTGCAGCAGCACGTATCTGTGCAACAGTCATGGTTTTCTTACCACCCCGTTTTTTACCTCCTGCTGCACCACCTTTAGCCATGCCTTTAGAACGCATTTTTGTTTTGCCACCTTTAGCATATCCTTTAGATTTCATAGCAGAACGTCCGCCACGAGCCATGCCCTTGCTCTTTTTATTCATCATCATCTTCATCATTTTGCTCCGCATAAAGATTGTCAAATACCCTTGCTGTATCACTCACATAATTAGGGTCTTGTTTTGAATGGTGTACCCACTGACTTGGTGCAAAGTCTGGTGGGCCTTCTCCGGTTACAAACCATGCAGGATTAGTAACGCGGACTCTATTGTTGGGAAGAGCAACCATGTTGCCTGTCCACTTACCTGCATCCAACAATTCCAAAACATGACTTTGTTTGTGTTGAGCAGGGTCATCAGCTACCTCAGTGTCAGTATAATCGACAGTAAAGTAATACTTTGCAGGATAGAACTCTCCGTCTATCTTTGCCAACCAAGGACATGGTGTTGCTCTATTTAAAACAAACACCGAATGATGATGTGATTGGCAATCCCAAGGCTGTGCAAAATGGGTAGGTATTGGTTCAGGCCATTCATCTAAAGGCGTATCACCTACAAGTGCAGTCAAGGGCATCCTAGCCCACATAGCACCACCATGCACATTTTCTTCTTCTTCGCATCCAGTGAACAACAGTTGGAAACTAAGAGTACGCATTGGCAAGGTAGTTACCCCTATTGCCATTGCATGAAGAAATTCTCCTTGATATCGGTCAAAGTTTGTTGTGTATTCTCTCCGTACCCAAACTTTAAAGTACGGTATATTGCTTGTAATGTAATTCATGACTAGGTAGAGTACTCTTGCTTGAGTTGTTGAGAGCATTTATAGCTAAATTCTACAGGGGGTATAATTACCTTTTGTAAATCTAAAGCCATTACTCTCGCTCTATCTTGACATTCTTCTAAGGTTTCGTATGGTCCTCTATTGTCTTGAAATTCAACGCACTCAAACGCAGCAACTACAGAACATACTTTAACAAACGTAATAAACATGGTATATCTCCCGGCAATGTTATCTGCTTATATCACAAATTTCCGGGTTTGTCAAGGGGCAAGTTGCCCTGCCCCCCGACAGTATTATTAGGCAAAAGTTGCCGCAGTTTCGCCAGAACCAAGTTCTGCAATAACTGCAAAGACACGAACCTTACCATCGAAAGTTGCAGTATTAGCAATCAAGTCGATAGTATCAGCAGCGGTATACAGCTTTGCTGTGCCTGCTGCGTTATTGATTTCGTGGCCTGCTGCTGTGCCATCTAGAGCAGCAACGTACAAATCATCGTCAGTATCGTCACCTAAGTCAAGAACTGGAGAACCAGTTGATGCTACAGTGAGAACTTCCACACCTGCCATAAGAACAAGTGTGTTAGCCTTCATCTCAAATACTTCTACTGAGTCAGAAGTAGTCAAGCTAGTTGAAGAGAAGTCAAGTACGACTTCGATAATTTGAGGCTTGATGCCCAGCGGGACACCAGCGACAGCACCAGTTACAGTATAAGTAGCCATTACTAAGTCTCCCTATTAGTCAGTCTTAACGACACCTTGAACGATGGCTTCTGGGCGAATGACCTTACGACCAAACACATGAAGTCCACGAACAATGTCGCTAAAAGTTTCGGTTGAACGTACAACTTCAGTCTTCGCGATATGCGAAGCAGTTGCAGTTGAGGACATATGTCCAGCAAGAACTACAAAGTCGTTCGTAGTATCTTGTGAGTTGATAGTCACAACGTCAGTTCCTGAGTTGTTCAGGGCAGTAGACTTGTAACAGTTGAAGCCAGCAATGTTGCCAGCCATTACAAGACCGTTGCGGAGAGGCGTAGTGCCGTCACCAGTTACCTGAACCTCTGCGAACTTAGCACCAGCTTTGAACGCATTTTCATAGAAAATCGGAGGTGCTACAAACCAGCGGTTCTCTTCTGGAACAGTCTGGTCGTCAAGGATACGAGCCATAGTCATCAACAAGTTTACAGCAGCATCTTCGTTACCACTACCAGTGATATCGATAGGTGCGCCAGCAGTACCAACAGAAGTACCAGTATTGCCTGCACCGTCTGCCATTGCTTGCAGAATATTGGCATCATACTTACGCTTCAGCGAGTATGCACCCGATGAAGTAGCAAGAGCCTCGAAGTTAACATGAGACTGACGCTCTTCAATATCGTCAATCTTAAACGCAAAAGCGTTTGCTTGGTCAACAACCATAGTAATCTGGTCATCTGCCAAGTCCTGCGGATTTACCACAGAACCACGAGCATATGAGGATACAGTGATTGTTGGCTCTTTAATGATACGTACAGTATCGCCAAAGTTTTCAATTTCGCCAGCGTAGTCGGTATTAGTAATATCTTCTGCAACCGAAGCACGACGGAAGAACTTGAGAACTTTTTGGCTAAAAATTTCCGGGGTAAAATTACCGGAAGGCAGGTTATTATGACCTGATGCGCTATTAAAAGCCATTGTTCAATCCCTTCCTTTGAGGATTAAGAGTTATAGTCGATTCGCCCTTCAGCCCTTGCAGAGTCAATCTCGCTCTCTAGCTTTTCGAACTCCCAAGGTTTCATCTTGGCGATTTGCGAAGCCTTGAAGACCTTCTTACCCGCATCGGAGTCAGTGGCTACTTCTCTAGCGACAGTTTTGGTAACAGCATCTGCTGCACTGCTTTGACGCTTGGACTTCTTTGGTTTGTTAAGACCTTTATCGGCCTTGTACAAGTCAACCACACGACCTGCCCATCTAGCATCAGTATTGTTTTTATAAATACCATCTGCGATTGTTGCAGGTTGTTCTTCGAGCCAACCTAAGAACTCATCCGTTCCCTTCAGTTCATCAAAGTCTGGGTGTAAGCGTAGCAATTCATCATAAGCGTTTTGCTTTTCTAGTTGCTTTTCCCGTTCTTTGATTGTACCTATTTCATTTCTGAGTTCTGCGACTTGAGATTCAGTTTGCATAGATGCAACAGTTTGCACTACTTCAAACACATCAGGGTACTTATTTTTAAAGTTTTCCAGTTCTTCTGGGGTTCTAGGAACCTGTACACCTGCTGGTATGTCGACAGTCTCTTTAGTCATTGCGTCCTTAAGGTTTGCAATTTCCTGTTTGAACTCGTTGACTTTACTATCGTAGTGCTTCTTCAAGTCGTCGTAACGTTTTTTGTAATCATGTTCCGCTTCCACTTCTTTTTGTGGTACGAAACTGTCGCTTTCCTGAGTAGCCGCCTCTTTAGTAGCGGGGTCAGTGTCTTCTTCAGATGCTTCTACTTGTTCGTCTTCGTCATCTTTGTAGACTTCATCGCGATACTTTCCACGATACAATTCTTTGTTATTAGTAACTCCAAAGGAGTCATTAGGTTTGTTGGCTCTGTGGCCTTTTGCTTTTGCCATTTGTTTTACCTCATGATGCGGGGCTACTTGGCGTGTAGGTAGCCGCTTCGGTTACGTCAGGGCCGCTGTGCGGGTAGCTGACAAATCTTATTTATTAATAAATCCACCGCTTGCTTTTTGTTCAAACGCTTGCTTTGCTCTTTGGGACCGCGCAATTCTTTCTTCACTGTCTATTAAGTCTTGTAATTCAGGATATTTTTCTGCCATAGAAGCTATGACTTTACTCTGTAATTCTTCAGGCGTAGTCCGTCTAATATGTTCTAAAAAGTTATATCCGTAGTTATCTACCGTATACTGTGCAGTTCTCTTGCCTTTTGGTAAAAGTCCCCTAACAGTTTCATATGCAATTCGTTTTGCTCTTAATTCTTCGTTGTAAAGAGCTTCTTCATTAGTCATGCCGGGTTGATTAGCTAAAAACTGAAAGTTTTTCTCCCTACCAGAAGCGTGAGCAATCTCTTCTGCTGTTACAAACAAATTAAATAAAGAGGGCGTTCTAGGAACGTTAGCAAAAGGGCCTTCACCCTTATAATCATCGTCTCCAAAAAACGGACCAAAGGCTTTAGGGTCCATGTTTTCTTTTTTAGTAAACTGGTCTACTTTTTCTTCGGCTTGACGAAGTTCTTCTTTATCGAAAAGACCGTAGGGGTCTAAATCATAGTAACTTTCTATGGTCATACCCTGTTGTTGAGCAGACGAAATCATCTCTTCCATCTTACGTTTAACTTCATCAAGTATGATTGGGTCTTCGTAATCGTAAACCGAACCCCCTTCTGCTAACCCAAGAAAGCCCCCCTCCGACGCTTTTTGGCGACGAGAGACCTCCTTCTTTCCACGGTTGTTGATTTTCTCTAGCCGGTCGTACCCGATGATTTTTGCTATCTGTGGGGGTACGATAACCTCGCCCTTTGATAGAGCAACATCAATACTTTCCTCATATATTTTACGGTCTACACGTCCAATGTCAATACCTTTTTCTCGTGCTACGGTGTAGGCATCAAGAATCATCTTGCGTATGTCCTGTGAGCCTGCGTGT